CCTATCAACCTAAGTAGTCCAGAGCAAATATCTTCTATGGTATTCTCATACGTACCTAGAGATAAAAAAAACCATGCCATGTTATACCAGCTAGACAGACCGTTCAGACCTAAGATAGCTAGTGCTAAGTTCAAAGACATGGTTAGGAAGGGCTGTAAAAAAATAAAAAAAACAATAGCATCACACTGTAATCACTGCAATGGTACGGGCAAACTACGTAAGGTACGTAAGGATGGCTCACTCTACAAGAATGAACACACCTGTTCGTACTGTGGTGGTAGTGGCATGAGATACTTTGAGACAAGTGAGACAGCAGGGCTTAACATATTCCCACCTGATTCTACTTGGGCTACTGCTAACGGGTTCAGTACAGATAAAACTAAATTAAGAATACTAAGTAAACAACTAACAGCATTGAATGCAGAAAAGTATTCTGATGCTATAGAGTTCCTAGAAAAAATAGTTAGGCTAGGTGCAGTAGAAACATACTTGTCTTCATTCGTAGAGGGTATACGTAAGCGAACTATAGATGGTATGCTGTATGCTGAGTTCAACCAGTGCCGTACTTCTACAGGTAGGCTATCATCTTCATCACCTAATATGCAGAATATGCCTAGAGGTAATACGTTCCCTGTTAAGGAGGCATTTATATCTAGGTATGGTAAGGACGGTACACTGTTAGAGTTTGACTTTGCACAGTTAGAATTTAGGGTGGCTGCATTCTTGTCCGAAGATCAAATAGCAATGGATGAAATAGAAACAGGCTTTGATGTACACACGTACACTGCAAATTATCTTACTGAGCAGGGCCAACCCACCAGTAGACAAGATGCTAAAGGCAGAACCTTTGCCCCTCTATACGGAGCCATGAGTGGTACTCCTGCTGAACGTGCATACAATGCACACTTCATAGAGAAGTACTATGGTATACGTAAGTGGCATGACAAGCTACAGACTGAGGCAATAAAAAATAAAACTATAACCCTACCTACGGGCAGACAGTTTGCATTTCCTAATGCACGTAGGACAAAGACAGGAGGATCAACCAATGCAACCAAAATAAAGAACTACCCAGTACAGGCACTCGCAACGGCAGACATAGTACCGCTATGTTTAGTAGCCTTGCGAGATGCCCTACTAAAAAATAAATTAAAAAGTACAATAGTAAATACTGTACATGATAGTGTGCTATTAGATTGTTTGAATGAAGAAGTGGAAGCAGTAAAAAAATTAGTAGAGGATGTACTGTCACCCACTTCAACAAAAGACCGTATCCATTTGTATTATAACATTAATATGAATGTGCCGTTGATTATTGAAACAAAGACAGGAGACAATTGGTTAAATATGTCTTGACATTTTTAGCCATTATAGTATAACTATGCTTCTAATAATAACATAGAGAAAGGAGTACCATATATGAGTACTGAGATGACAACTGTAGACCAACAGATGCTAGAGGAACTAGCCAAGAACTTAGGAGACTCTGAGGGGTCAAGTAGTTCAAGTAACCTAGCCCGACTACGTATCGAGCGAGAGAATGTAGAGGATGATAGTGGAGACATACTCTGTCCTGCTGGACACTTCTCTATTAATACAGGTGAAGGTAAGCTGTATGCAAAGGAGATTGCCTTTCGCTACTACGAACATAGGTATCGTTACAAGCGGTATGACAACCTAGCAGAGCGTACTACCAAGGATGGCACTAAAGTACAGGGTGCATACACACACTCTGTATTAGTTAAAGGGCCACGGGATGAGGCTCCCTCTGATGATGGTGGCTTCCAATGTGGTAGACCATTAGAGTACATCAAGGATTGGAATGCTCTAGCTAAAGACCAACAGGAGTACATCAAGTCCTGCCGACTTATGATTATCTTCTATGGTGAAGCTACTGTAGATGGTATTGATGAGAGTGGTAATAAGGTTCAGACTACTGTGCCTATAGAGATGGAACTATCTGGTAAGACTTCAGGTAAGACACTGGCTAGGTTCTTCTTGGATATGGTTCAGAAGCGTAGGACTATGCCTAACTCTAGGTCAGTTATACTGAAGAGTAAGAAGGTAAAGGGTGGTGTCACGTACTATGACATGGATGTATCTGTAAAAGATGATACTGTCTACGCCATAGATGAAGAGACAACTGGCCTCTACACTAAGTTCGGTGAGCATATAGCACAGATAAACAAGTGGATTATGGAGAAACACTTGAGCGCATCTGGCAATTCATCTGATGATGATGATAATGAGATTCATCTAGGCGAGGCTGCTGAATGATGGATATGAAGTTAGCTAAAGTATTGACTTGGCTACATAAAAATATGGAAGGGGAGGTGTCCATGACGGAGGACACCATCTCCACAGTATGTAACGATGTTGCTGATGCACTACGTAAACAGTTTGCTTCTAGTACAAATAGGAGAGAGTTCTCTGCTAGGCCATCAAACTTAGGCAGACCCTTGTGCCAACTACAGATGGAGAAAAAGGGAGCCAGTGGAGTACAACCATCATATAACTTTATACTACGTATGATGGTAGGAGATATAGTTGAGGCTGTATTGAAGGGAGTGATAAAGGAATCTGGTATAGAAGGATACGAGTCTTCCCAGAAACTCAGCACCCAACTAGGTAAGCACACAATAACTGGAGAAGCTGATCTAACTTTTGATGGTAAGGTTGATGACATTAAATCATGTTCAGACTATGCTTTCAGAAACAAGTTTGTTAGTTGGCCCTCTCTAAAAGACAGAGATTCTTTTGGGTATGTAACTCAGCTACACGTATACGCATCTGCTACGAACAAACCTGCTGGTGGTATATGGGCATTGAATGTAGCTACGGGTGAACTTAACAGAATAGAAAGCACTGATACGGATGCTGATGTAAAAGATATATTAGCTGAAGCAGAAGAAAAGGTAGAGGCTTTAACATCTGACGCACCATTCAAGCGGTGCTTTGATGATGAGCCTGAGACATTTAACAGGATTCTAACTGGCAATAGAAAGCTAGGTATGGAATGCTCTTGGTGTAAATATAGATTTAGTTGTTGGCCTAACCTACAGGAGAGAGAGTCAGTATTCTCCAAGGCTAAGAGTAAACCTATTGTAGCATACACAGAGCTAAACAACATGGAGGGAGAAGTAGCATGAATAGTACAGTAGATGATAAAATAAACCCATACGAAGATGTAACTACAGAAGAGTTACGCTCTCGTATAATTGAGCTTAATGATGAGCTTAGAGGATTGAGAGTAGAACTTAAAGAGCGACAAACTTCTTTAGCTAGAGAGGCATGGGAAAACCTACAAGAGGCACAAGCCAATTACAGAAATGTAACTGGTGGTAGCACTGTATCTAGAATATACAGTATACCTCGTAGTCCTTTTGGTTTAATTAATGGTCGCTTTTGATTATAGAATAGCGCATGGTTTTAGATCTGGATTGGAGGAAAGGGTAGCTGAACAACTAGCATTCTTAGATATAATAGATTGCTACGAGATAAAGAAGATACCCTTCCTTCAGCCAGAGAAGAAGAGAAACTATACGCCTGACTTCTGGTTGCCCAATGATATAATAGTAGAGACTAAAGGTTTGTTTACTGTACAGGACAGGCAGAAGCACATATGGATTAAGGAACAGTACCCTAAGTTAGATTTAAGATTTGTGTTTTCCAATTCTAGAAATAAATTAAGGAAAGGTAGTAAGACTACGTATGCAGATTGGTGTAATAAATATGGATTTAAATTTGCTGACCAAAGTATCCCTGAAGAGTGGATATTAGAAAAGAAAAAAGGAGTAAATAATAATGCCAAAGGATTACATAAAACTAAACGAAGACGAGATGTGCATACTAATAAAAATAAGAAGTGAAGACTCAAGTGATGGTACTGTAGAGTTTGACTTGTATCCACTAGTACATAAAGATAGAGGTATACTAACTAAAGATGGACATGATACTCTAACTGATATATTAAAGGCTATGTGTGCAGTAGCTACGCTACCACCAGAAGACTTAGATATGTTACTTGAAAGATACTATGATAACTTTGAAGACATGGAAAGAAAGCGTAAAGAGGAATGGCTAGAGAAATACAAAGATGAAGTAGTTATTCCTTTCCCCTCTGTAACTAAACACTAAAGGAGAGTAAGTAATGAAGGTAATAGAAGACATGGTTAATAGCCCACCTCACTACAATCAGAATGGCATAGAGTGCATTGATGCTATCGAGTCTGCTACAGGTCATAACTTTAAATACTATTTACAAGGAAACATAATGAAATACTTGTGGAGATTTGATTACAAAGGTAAGCCTGTAGAAGATTTAAGAAAGGCTAGGTGGTACTTAGATGCTCTTATACAGAACGTAGAGTCTGAGCAACTAGAGACAGATGTAGCGCAGAGTATTAACTATGTCAAATAGCAGATGCACATTTAAGTTGTCTATAACAGTAGACAGTGATAGTTTTCCTGTACCTACTGATGGTAACATAACTCAAGAACTACAAGAAATACTGAATGATTTACTGTATGATGTAGATGGTTTAGAAAGTTTTAACATAACACAATTAAATGGCAGAAGGAGGTAGCGTACAGTGTCATCATTTAAATCTAACACCAATCCCCAGTTTAGAAACAAGTTCTCAGAAGATATATTTAAATATAAGTATGCCCATGAAGGTTGTGATACTTGGTCACAGTTAGCAGATACACTTGTTAAAGATGTGTGTGGGTCTTTACGTCCTGATGAGGAGAACCTGATGGATGTAGAGGAACAGCAGGAACTGATTAAATACATATCAGACTTTAAGTTTGTACCCGGCGGTAGGTATTTGTATTATGCAGGTAGGAAGAAGAGGTTCTATAACAACTGCTTTCTATTAGGTGCAGAAGAAGATACGCGACAGGATTGGGCTAACCTATCTTGGAAAGCTGAGTCCTGCCTAATGACAGGTGGTGGTATAGGCGTTGACTACAGTATATATAGGGCATCAGGTAGAATACTTGGTGGCTCTGGAGGTGAGGCATCAGGCCCCGTACCAAAGATGCAAATGATTAATTCTATTGGGGCAAACGTAATGCAAGGGGGGTCACGTAGATCTGCCATATACGCATCGCTGAATTGGAAACACAATGACATACCTAGCTTTTTGGTAGCAAAGAACTGGGGGGATATGCCAGTAGGTACAACTGGATTTACTTTTAAAGATATAAAGGAGCAGGACTTTAACTTCCGCGCACCTTTAGACATGACTAACATCAGCGTCAACTATGATACTGAATGGCTTATGAACTATTGGAAGACAGGTGACGTTGGCGAAGTGTTTGTAAACAATGTCAAACAGGCACTGTTCTCTGGCGAACCCGGCTTCTCTTTTAACTTTATGGAGAACGAAAATGACACATTACGTAACGCCTGTACTGAAGTTACTTCTGCTGATGACAGTGATGTATGCAATTTGGGGAGTGTCAACTTTGGAAATATTGACTCGATAGAAGAGTTGTCTAGGGTAGTAGAGTTAGGTACTAAGTTTTTAATATGTGGTACTCTTAGGGCTGAGTTACCTTACCAGAAAGTCTACGATGTAAGAGAGAAAAACAGACGGTTAGGACTTGGACTAATGGGTATGCACGAATGGTTAATTAAGAGAGGAGAAAAATATGAGGTTACTGATACCCTTCATCAATGGCTTTCTGTATATAAAGGAGTTAGTGATAGATTTTCTAGACGATTTGCGGATGAACTATCCATATCTAGGCCAGTGGCGAACCGTGCTATTGCTCCTACTGGCTCTATTAGTATACTTGCTGGTA